AGGATTGTCTTCTTTTTCTTTTTCTAAGTCATAACAAGCAGATATCTTTGGATCTGGCATAGAAATAGCAATGATACCATCAGCAGCAATTTCAATAATTCTATCTGTAGTATAATCAATCCAAGATTTAAAAACAACCATCTCAGTATTCTGAGAATTATTGTTTAATAGGATTACAGTTTTAAACTGCATTGGTCTTTCAACAACCAATGTCTTCTTCCTCATTTCAAGTATTCTTGCAATTAGGATATCACCATTCTTGAGTTTAATTAATCTGTATCCGTTGTCTTGCATGTGCTCTCCAATTTGATACTTAACTTCTTATGTGAGAACTTCTCGGATTCATAAATTTTAAGTCGCTCATTGTAATGACGAAGAGTATGGTTTTGATATGACTTCCAGTGAAGGTCATCTGCAATATCGAATAGTCTAGCCTTATCTTTGTGTTCAGACTTTCTAAGTTGTCTGCCAATACTTTGTAAGACCCGTATTCTACTCTTTGATGGAGAGGAGAATACAATATTATGTAGTCTTCTTATTGAGATGCCCGTAGAGAAGGTGCCGTATGAAGCAATGATGATTGCGTTGTCTTGTTTTTCACATAACTTACGAACTTGCTCACGCATCTCAACATCAGTGCCACCATAGACAAAGAAAACTTTCTTGTCCTTAGTATTTAGTTTTTCTATCAACTGATGTAGAACCATGCCGTGCTTTTCTACAAATTGGAATAGAACAAGAGTATTGCCTTTTAGATTCAGAGCAAGATTTGAAATAAATTCATTCCGTGCTTGATTTGAAATTAACCAATCAATTTCTTCTTTGTAAGTTAATTTTTTAATTGCTCTTCTTACTTCCTCTGGGTATTGAAGAACTAAACAGTCGATTGATAGTTCGGAAAGAATATCTTTATCCATCAATTCTTTTGTAGATGTAACTTTCTTTACTCTACCAAACAAACCTTCAATCACAAGTTTGTGTGTCATGCTACCATCAAGTGTACCTGTTGTTCCAATACGCCAGTCACAAGTTGTCAGTTTTGACATAATAGCAGATAGAGATTTTGATTTAAATAAGTGACATTCATCGCCTATGACTGCTTCAAACTGATCAAAGTATTTCTTTGGCATCTTATAGATGCTCTGCCAAGTTGAAATAATAATTCTCTTATCAGAATCCTTATCCTGACCCCCGTGAATCTTATGACAATAATCTCTGGTCTTCCAACCAGTCTTGGATGCATATTCAAAAAAGTCTGAATACATCTGGGTGACTAGGGATATGGTTGGGACTATTATTAGTATTTTTTTATCTTCTGGTAGAAGATTTAACAAATAACGGCATAGGACATAGATGATTAGACTCTTACCTGACCCCGTGGGGGACAATAGGAGGCTCCTACGCTCGTTTAAAGCGTGTAGGATCGCTTCTAACTGGTGCTGGTGGGGTTCTAGACGCTTTCCTGCTGCGTGGGGGTTCAGAGTCTTAATATACTCTACAACCTGTTCAAGAGTGATTCTATCTTTGTTTTTTGTAATTCGGTTCTCAACCGAATACGACCTATCCTTGGCAAACTGGATAACATAGTCTTCAAGTCCTGCATAGATAGTTTGTCCGTAGATGTTATACAACTTGATCTGTCCGTCCCACAGTTTATTTCTGTAGGCGGGCATGAACTTATGTCCGGGGACTTTGAAGGTAAAGTAGTCAGATAACTCCTTTGCAAAACTTCTATCACAGTCCACCTTTATATAAACAGAGTCTAGAGGTTCAATCACTAAATCCATATACTAGTATTTATGCAGTTCCATTTAGGAACTTTCGCCATGCAATAGCATCCCGTATATGGAATTGACGATTCATAATACCCTTGAGAACCGAACTGAGGTATTCTACCTTTTCTTCTTGAATGGACATCTTGTTCTTTAGTTCAACAAGATCCTTATCTGCATCTAGGTAAATGTCTACATCTTGTCGTAGAATCTTAAGATCAAATGGTTCCCAACCAAGTTCCTTCAGTTGGTCTTCGCTGAGTTTACCTGTATAATATTCCCACTTGAGTTTAAACATTCGGGAATAGTTTGTCTTATATCCCTGAAAACGCAACTTCTCTTCGTGATAGAAGTTGAGATACTTGTTGTGTAATTGAGGAATACGCAGAGACTCCTGATCGAGTTCTGTATCGTCAAACTTTAGGTCTTGTTTTGCTTGTTCAATTATTTCATTTAAAGTCATGATGTAAGTATAGCACAGATTATGAAGTAGTCAACTTCTCAATATAATAACCAGTATATGCAAATGATGCTTGACACTTCAATGGTGAAACATCACTCACATCTGTTTCAAATTGAATTGAGGCTATATTTGTAGGAAAACAATTTCTAAAATTAACTGTTAAAAATGGTTTTGAATTACTGTTCAATACCAATAAAGTTGCATCTGAAAAATTATCTTCATACTTTTGATAGTTATTTGCAAAATTTATGGTTGGTGGAATTTTAGTTAACCAATCATGTATCTGCTTCCAGTTCTCCATGTCTTCTGCAAGAATAAATGACATATCAAAATTGTCATAAGTTAGACCACCCATAGGTCTTCTCACAGGTGTAGCAAATGGAGTTGGTTGAGTATATTCATTTATTGAAATACCAGGAAGGTTTACAGACTGACAAAAATAAACAACATGTGGTATCTTGTGAAATACAACACGAAACTTATTTGCTGCTAACGGATTGAGAGTTTGTGGCTCTCTTGCAGTTAATGTTTGTAATATAGGGTTTTCCATACTAGTATTTATAGAAATGATAAGGGGAGGTCTTTCGACCTCCCCTCTCGTTCAGAAACTAGATCCTATCATGTACCACCGTAACTTGCGTCATTACCGTGGAGGTTGTCTACACGGAAGATGCGGTAGTATTGGTTTCTTCTGCGTTGTAGTCTCATTGCGTCTGGGCTGTTATCAGAACCGAGGACGAATGGATTACTTACGATACCGTAACGAGTCTTGAAACCAATCTTTGGTTGGAATGTACCAGTATCAACTGCTCTTACCATTTGTAGCGGTACATATGGGCAATAGAAGATACCTGCGTCGTATGGGCTTGTACCCTTATAACCTACGCAAACATAGTTTACTGGTGACCATGTATCAATGTGTGTTGGCATTGAGTATGGATCGATGTAAACCTTGATCTTGCCACCTGAGATGGTTCCTGCGAGGGTGTTACCATTGACATCAGTGTTCATTGCACTATTGAATGCTGGGCTGAAGTCGAGGATACCACTCATTGCGAGTGCTGAAGCAACATCTGGGCTTACGATTGCCATATTTGCACGACCTCTACGAGTCTCTGCACCTACGACATTTGCTTCACGCTCAATTTGGAATTGAAGACCACGGAACTTCTCAGCACTCCAACGACCGTCTGAGTCCTTCTCTAGATCGTAAACACCACCCTTGGTTGAACCAAGAACTGCTGTTGTCATTGATGCGAGATCGTTTTGTTGGCAACCGAGCTTTGCTACATCGTAAACTAGTCTTACTAGTTCACGGTTAATTTCAAACATGATCTCTGTTGAGAGGATGTTTGCGAGTTCGGTTTCAGCGTCAAGACCGTGAACTGCCTTGAGGTCTTGTGCCATTTCGATTGTGTACTCAGCCTTTAGAGCACGAGTCTTTGCTTCAACTGCAGTCTTCTCGATTGTGAAGGACATTTCGTTGAATCCGTATGTACCATTGCCGAGTCTTTCACCGACATTGGTTGCCATACCACGACCTGGCTCGAATGCACCGTCTGTGTTGCCGCTATCGTCAGCAAACATGTCATTCATGTTACCGAGTTGTGAACCAGCACCTGAACCTGTTAGACCAGTAACACTGCTACTGTTGCTGTGTCCTGTGTTTGCCTCACCAAAGAGTGCTTCTCCACCACTTCTGTAACCAGAACCTGCAGTCTCTGCACCGTAACGACTCTTCATTGCGAAGATGAGTCCGGTTGGTCCGGTCATTGGTTGAACACCAGCGATGTCGTATGCCATTAGATTTGGCATTGCACGACGAACAAGGCTGATGAGGATTGGATCGAATGAATCGATACCAGTGGTTGTGCCTGCACCTGCGTTTGCAGTACCTAATTGAGTACCGTAAACACCTTGTGCCTCTTTGAGGCATTGTTCTTGGTTCTCTAGGAGAACTGTGGTGACATGCTTTCTGTAACTGTCTTTGATCTCTGGAAGTGCCTTGTGCTCAAGGATTGGCTTCCATTTGTTCTTTACTGACTCTGATAGTAATTGACGAGTGGGGTCCATTTTTTTCTAGCTCCTTTTAAGAATTCTATTTTATATATAATTTTAATTTTTTAGACTTAACCTTCGAGTGTTCTTCCGAGTACATTAGCGTATAACTTAATGCTCTCGTTTACGAATTGTTGCTCTTCGTTTGAGTGAGTTTCTTCCATCAAATTGTCGATTACAGCACCAACTTGGGTGTTTTCTGCTGTCTTCTCGACCTTTGCTGGAGCAGACTTAGCCTTTGAGTAGTTCTCAACAAGAACCTTTACCTTTGAGCGGAAATCCTCTACGCTTGAGAATTCTACATTCTCTGCGAGTTTTCTGAGGTTTTCTACATCAATTGCCTTTAGGCTACTTGTTTCTTCTTCAAATGCTGCTGTTGCTTCTAGTAATGCAACCTTTTCACGAAGAGAAACATTCTTTTCCATCTCTTCGTTTACACGGGTTTCGAGAGTTTCGATTGCAGTTGTCATCTCATCAAAGATGTTTGTCTTGTCTTGTGGAACCTCAATGTAAGATTCAACAAATAGATTCTTTAGACCTTCGATGAAGTTTTCTGCGATCTCTGTACGAAGACCATTATCGACGGCAAGTTGATTTTCCTTTACCCATTCCTCTACAACATATGAGAGGTAATCATTAATCTTGGTTTCCAATTCACCAGCAATACCAGCAACTTCTTCAGCGAGTTTCTCTTCGAAGAGGTTTGCCATTTGCTCGGTAATTGTTTGTAGATTTGTATTTAATGAAGCCTCGTAGAGTGAAGATGCCTTCTCAACAAACTCTTCTGATACATCTGCACCAAAGAGTGTCTTAACATCTTCTTGTACTTTTGCCTTGTTTAGTGTTGGCATTTGAACGCCAGCAAATGATGGCTTCATGTTTAGTGTTGCTTTGTTTGCCTCTGCTGAAACATTTGTTGCTTCAAATTCTTGTGGTTGACCTACACCTGGGAATGGTTGAACACCCTTACCAGATGCATCAAATGTACCTTTGCCAGAAGTTGATCCTGCTGGAGCAGATGACTTCATTTCAAGGGTCTTTGCAAGTGGTGTCTTGCCCTCTTGCTCACTTGGGTTGTTATTTTCTTCTTCTTCGCCTTCTTCCTCTTCTTCAGTTTCTTGCTCTTCTACGAGCTCTTCTTGTTGTGAAAAAAGTTGGTTGAGGATTTCCTCTGCTAGTTTCTTTGGATCCATTTTGATAATCTCCTTGATCGATCTTTGTCTGTTTTTATTTATAATTCTTTAATCTTTGACAAGAAATGTTCGAATATTTTTAATTGTGTTTCTTCTAGGTTTTTTCTAGAAGTATTCATCATTGCTTTTTTATAATTT